TTTTTCTGTTCGTGGCCCGCCTCGTGTCATGACCTGAAATTCCACCGTGCGCCAGCCGCACAACAATTCATCATAGAGCTTGGACGGATATCCCGAAATAATGACGTCTGCGGATACATTTTTCAGGGTGGCGATTAATCCCCGATGATCATCAGGTGTGTATTCGAATCGGTAACGGTTTCGGCTGGTTCGTGTTGCAGGCAAATATGGTGGATCTGCATAAATAAGTGTGCGGCCATAATTTTCAAAGGAAGCATTTGTCAATGTTTTAACGGCATCTGCAACCTGAATAAACAGGCTATTCCCCAGCGCATCCAGAAAACCGGGGTTACTTTGACAAAAGGTTTCAACCGTTTCCGGGTCGATATCTAGGCCGATAGTCCTTTGCGCCGGAGGCTTTCTCAGCATAACAGTGCCGCTGCCTAAGTGTGTTTCAATGTAGGTATCGTGGGGGGGCATTTGGCTGATGATGGCCTGATATGCGCCAGAAGCCCCTTTGCTTCCTAAGTATCCCATTTTGCCTCTCTCTTTATTCGTGATTGTGCTGCAGCATAGATATTTTCGACTGTGCTGCCTGGTAGCCGCTGCCACAGACAGCTATGTCTATATTTGCCGGTATGGCCAACACAGACGCAAACGTCTGTACTCGATACGCATCAGGTCATTTTCTTTCTTACTGCTCTTTGTTTTTCTACGATAAATCGCCGTAAAGTTGTTAACCGCTCCTTCCTTTCCTGTTCTTTCCCCCGACCTAATACAAACAGGTCGCCGTCTGCTGTTGATACATAGCGACGGTTATCAATATTGATGCTGCCGCCCATTGCTAACGACATCGCCTGAGCTTTATCGATGCTAATACCGGCCGTAACGGCTGAATCCTGAATTAGTGCTGCTTTATGTTCGGCCTTGTTTAGGCGTTCGGCTCTCGATTTGGCCGTTTCACGCGCTTTTTCCTCGGCTTTCTCCCAGGCTTCATGCATTGGATTCCCTTCCGGGAACGGATTTTCATGCTTTTTCGGTGCTGCCGGTTCGCTTCTCAGCCTGCGTAACAGTGCGCGGCGGTCTTTATCGGTGAGCTGATTCAAATCAGAGGCAATATTCTGGACAATTCTGTCTGCAACTCCCGGATTTTCGTTTGAATTTTCCTCTCCCGTAGAGTTATTGACAGAACTCCAAGGGACGGCGGGGCCGTCCGGTAAGGTCAAAACCTCCCTGGCTTCGTGCTGTTCTGCGGCGGTTGGCGTCTTTTGTTTGGCGACAATCGTCCATGTTTTTAACCGCGTACAGACGCGGGAGTCCTCGCCCAAATGCGGCGAGAAGACCCCGAAAATCTTTTCCGTGACTTCGCCGTAGGCGTTCGGCCTTTCTCCGCCCTCATAAGCCAGGCGCACGGTGTAACTGTTGCGGGGGATCAAAACGCCGCCCTGACGCATGATGTAGGTAGCAAAACACCCGGCGTCAGCCGCCGACATAACCGCATCCATCGCCGTATCAGGTAACAGCTTTTGCCCGCGTTTATAGGTTTCAGCTTTAATCAGGTTGCCTACCAGCTGGTTATTCAACTTGCGCAGCTCACGCCAGACCGTGACCGGTGGTGTGCCAATCGGCTGGTACTGACGGATGCGGTGACGGGATGCCCAGGCCATTGCCAGGCGGGCGGTTTCTTTCAATGGCTTGCCGGTGTCGTGGTCTTTCTCACCATCTAACGCGTAACCGTCGATGTTCTTCGAAATGTATTTTGCGATGTAGGCCGTGGCGCTGCCCTTTCTCGGGTCCAGGCGTTTGGCCGTGAAGCGTGCGCCGGTTCGTTTGCCCAGTTCGGCGCGATCTTCTTTGATGGCATAGTCGCGCATGATTTTGGTGATCGCTTCGCGTTCGTGCGGTTGCATGAATAACAACAGGTGCCAGTGGGGTGTCTCGTCGTGATGCGGTTCGGCAACGCGGAATCCGTAAACGCGCAGTTCTTCACGGCTCAGTTTTGAACCGATACGCGCCCAAAGGTTGGTAAGGTATTTTTGCGCCTGTTTCACATCGCTGTGATTCCACTTTGGGTTAGCGTGTCCGCTGGCGTTCGTGGCGTGGTATTTCGACGGGCAGGTGATCGTATAGAAGACGCCAACGTCGCCGCGTGACTGGGCGACAAACTCTATGCCTTTCATGCGGGTCATGAGTTCGCGGCGACGGTTTCCTGGATTGCTGACGCTGGCATCGACCATAGATTCCAGTGATACGCGATTGCCTTCGAGGTCTTCCAGTTCGTGAGATTTGAAGAACTCGCGGTTCTTTCGGCGCTGTTCCAGCCAGTCGGCCAGGGCGTCGCGGCTAATGTACGGCGTTGCACGTTTGTGGATACTGCCGATTGCGCGGAGTTGGTTCTCTCGCCAGTCACATCGCAGCCGCCATAACTGATGCTCCCACCAATCAGCATTAATAAGACGAGACAGCGCCGACACAAATACAGCACGGTCGAGCGGTTCCGGTGGTAGTTCGACGGGTGCAAACAGCGGCTTAAGCTTTTTCCAGTACGGTGGACGCACGCGTAGCGCGTGCACTTCAACGGCCATGTGACGATAAATAAACAGCAGTTCATCATCTGGCAGGGCGGCGGCATCGCCTCCGCGTTCCTCAATGGCCGTGGTAAACATTTCGTTCAGACGCCCGGCGACTTCATTCGCCAGCGTTTTGACGCGCGGCTTGGTGAACTCGGCCAAATGGCAGTATGACGGGCGGTAATAGGCGATGAATTCGGAGTCATGGCCGGTGCTCACGCCGTGGTATTTGCGAACGGCGTCCAGACGCAACAATGCATTCTTAATGGTACCCATCAAAAACGCATTGGTGTGTTTAGTCCCGCGATTGGCGCGAAGCCATGTAATTTTATTCTGATACGGTGATCGGATGAAAAACGGTTCTTTCTGGAATCTGGCTTCCACGCCTACCGGCGACTCTGCCCATGTAGATTGTTCGCGTTCGTAGGTGCTGCGCTCGATGGCCGCGCGGGTTTTCAGCAGGTCATGCAGAACCTGGCTACCTTCATCCTCCACGTCAACGCCGTCTTTTTTCAGACGTTCAAGGTGAGCTGTGACGACTGGGTGCGGCTCAGGTGTTGTTGACGGGGGCAAAATTGCCGCTGGCGTCATATCGACGCCGATTGCGACTAATGGGTCATTCCACGCGAAAGCCCCGGCGAAGCCGTCAGGCTTGCCAGAGCTAAAAGGTGGTGCAGGAGCTGGGGCCATGCGGCCCCGGTTGTGGACTTTCATTCGCAGTCATCTTCCCTATCCTGAAACCCAGCCATCAGTAATGAATCCACGGACGGATCTGGCGGTAGGTATTTCGGATTGTCCGGGGTGATTTTTGCGATGATTTCGGGCGCGAATTTAATACTGTTGGCCGCTGCGCCAATTGAGCGCGGGGCGGTAATTCCGGTTAGATTGAACTCACAGAAAAGGGCGCGGGATTTAGGGGTGTCACTATTCGAAACGACAACCGGATAACTCCTTTCGGCCAAACGACGCAGAATGACCTTAAGGCGCAGATGATCAGCCATTCCGAACGGGCCGGAGTGGTAGGAAGAAAAATCTGCGCTTTGACTTGCTGGCAGGTACGGCGGATCGCAATACACAACATCACCAGGGCGAACCATGGCCAGCGCTTCGGCGTAGGAACAGCAAACAAACGTTGCCTTTTTGGCTTTCTCGGCGAAAGCGCGGATCTCAGCCTCTGGAAAATACGGGGCTTTATACTTCCCGAAAGACACATTAAAGCCACCTGATTGGTTGTAACGGCATAGACCGTTATAGCAATGGCGATTTAAATAAAGAAAATAAACTGCGCGGATGAATGGGCTATCGACGGGCAAATTAAAGGCCAGCCGCTTTTTATAATATGTAGATTCATTATTCGCTGTTTTAAATAAATCCTTTGCAACACAGATGAATTCCTCCGGCTTCTTCTTAATCACTTCATACATATTGATTAAGTCCGGGTTGATATCAGCAGCCAGATACTCGTCATAATCGGTGTTCATCATCATGGCGCAGGACCCGGCGAACGGCTCAACCAAGCGTTGGCCCGCGGGCAGATGACGACGAAGTATTTCGCTGATACGCACTTTTGAACCCGCCCATTTTAAGACGGTTCTATTAGTTTTCATCAGTAGCCCCTTTCAGGTACCGACTGATAGCATCAGGATCTAAGGCATGGACCGGTGATATGGAAAGCGACACCCACTTTAGGCCAGTGAGGGTACAAGGGAAATCGCAAACATGAGTGATAACAACTTCATGCACCCAGCCCGTATAAGCCTCGTTTTCCCATTCTCTCAAGATAAGATGATCGTTGACTTTAAAATCTCGGTCATTGATACGGCTCTCCGCTGTTTTCTGACCACAAATGACCGCCCGCATATATTCCGGGGCTATTTTCAGTTCGTGGATAACAGGTATTGGCTCAAGCTTTGCACCGGCACAGCGCTGGAATGCTTCGGCCACACGCTGTTTTTCGTCTCGGTCTGATGCAAGTTTTTTAACGGCGGTAATTGCGGCTGTAGTAGTTCGCTCAATATCCACGCTGTCGATGATGTCAGCTTTAGCATCGGCACCCATGATCGCGAAAATCAGCGAATCCCAATGCGGCTCAAAGCTTAGTGGTTTGGGAATATTCATCAGGTTTTGATTTTCTGTTTTTAATCGGTCAATTTCACCAGCCTGATTAATAAGGGCGCGACTTACTTCGTTACACAAGTTTTTTACAGTGATACGGCCAAGAGGCGCTTGCCTTAGTAAAATATCTTTAATTAGCTCAACTGATTTAAGGGCAATATTTAATTTAGCCTGTTTTGACGTCATCATTATTTAGTTCCTTTTGCTGATTTTTGGATGCAGAAAGCCCGACGCGTGAGCGCCTATTTATTTTTTGGCTGTATTTAAACTTCTAGAATTCGGTCAGATGCCGAAATGAAATTAGGCAATGCATGGCCCCATTTTGACAGGCTGTTCATTGCGTCGATTATCTTTTCCCTCTGGTAATCGCTGAAAGCTTCGAACGGTTTACCAATGTCAGACGGTGAAAATAGCTTGGGTGTACGGCGGTTCGATAGCGTCAGCACCACGAATTTGAAATCATCACTACCAGCATTGAAGCGGCGGCAGGCGGTGTTTTCAGTTCGTTTAAAAAGCCGACGTGCCTTTACCTGAAAGTCTTTAAAAGGTAACGGCTCGACCTGCTGGTTATTTGAAGGAAACATAAGCCCTCCCGTAAATCTTTAAGCAAAAATACCCATCAGCCTGGCGAACCAGCGTGGTTTGTTATGTTGGCGAGCCATAAACGGCAGTCGGCGGCCTTTGATGAATTGCACTTCGGTGGCCTTCGGCTGGAAGTGGCGACCGTCTGGTGTTTCAATCCATCCGCGTTGGTGCGCTCGGTGGGTAATTTGCTGGCCGTTGGTCAGCATGTTTGCCAGTGACGGACATTGTGCGGTTGTCATACGTGTGCCTCGTGCAAATCATTGGGAAAGGGGGCGGGAATTCGTTCTGAGTTTTCCCAAAGTTCTGCTGCGGCTTTAATGATGGAGGCTTCTTTACTGCCTGCATAAGCTGCGGCACCTGCCAAATCGAGAAGCCGCTCACATGCCCAGTAACGTTCTGCAGGCGAATGCGCCGCTGTTTTAGTTGCCGCAACTAATTGGCGTTGGTCGTACATGCTCAAAATACGATTTGCAGCTGCGTAAAATGGGGCTGTCATGCTGCGTTCTCCTTCTGTCCGTGCAGTTCGTCTATGTAGCCAGTCGCTTGGGCCTGCGCATCGAATAACCCAAAAGACTGATCACTCAGGGTTACTTCGTAGCGGGTAATCAAATTGATAACGGTTTTAGGTCTACGAACTATCAGGAAACCGCGATATACGGATGAATGGCGGCTCACTTCTTTGATTGGATACATTGCTTAGCCCGCACAAGTATTCAGTGATGGAACACCGAGATCATTTGCGAGGTCGGCGGCTTTTTTAATCCATTGTTTACGCCATTCATAGCGCTCAGGCGGGCGTTGGCTGGTAGCTTCGAAAACCATTTCTTCCCATTCATTCCATAGGATTAATAGACGTCTGGTGCTACCCGGATGCTCTCCAGAATTTCCGATAATTTCACGCTCAGTTGCCAGCGGTAGTTGGCGACGGTCAATCATGTGGCGAACTGACGATTCAGTCTTACCAGTACGACGGGCAAATTCCGCCGCTGTGATCGGGTCTGGAATCTTAAACAACATTCTCAATTCTGCTTCATTCATATGATATTCTCCCAAGTTGGGGTACTTATGGAAAATCCACCCCAGTTACGTGTTATTTTCAATAATATGAACCAATTTTTTGGAGAATGCAAAATGATTTTGGATATCGGTGAAAAAATCAAACTTATGCGTGAGAGCGAAAGGCTAACTAATCGTAGAGAGGTAGCTGAAATGATTGGTATTCCCAACAATGCTTTATGGCGTTATGAAACTGGTGAGTCGGTACCCAAAGGAGACGTGCTTATAAAAATTATCAGTTGCCCTCTATTCGAAAAATACACGTTATGGTTTATGACCGGGAAGATAGCCCCTGAATCCGGTCAAATCGCACCGGCTCTCGCACACTATGGGCAAGACAAAACAGAATCATCTGCTTCCAAAAGGAAAACTGGCTAAGCGTTTATAGTGATTATGTTCGCCTT